TCTGTATCTTTTGCTCCTATCTTAATTGGAAAAATCTTTTGAATAACTTTTTGTTCCATCTCATCCATCTCCTCGCGTAAACTTTTATCAATCAGTAATTCTTGCACGTTTGCTTTAGCAATCATATCCAAAGCAGCAGTAATAATCTCGGTTACATCGGAATATTTGGTAATGAGCTCATCGTCTTCAATGATTTTTTTCATACTCATTTCAGCGGCTTTGATCTTGTAGTTGTAATATTCTTCAGATAAAGAATCCGCCTGTTTTTCCAACTCTCCTAAAGTTTTTCTGTCTCTTTCTCCGGTTAAATCTTTGGAATTCTCAATCGCTTCTAGTTTTTGTTCTAAAGCGGTGAAAAGTCTTTGCCAATCTCTACCATAACCGTTTTTGGCATCTTTACCTTTAGAATCGGAAATTAAATTTACCAGTTTCTTTCTTAGTTTTTCGATTCTGCCTTTAAATCCGATGAACAAAGATTCGTTGATATTGTCAAGACCAAAGCCTAAACTAAAATTTTCATTGGTGGTTTGTTTCTTAGAATAGTTAACAGCAATAGAATCTAAAGACGAAATCAATCTATTTGAAGAAATTTTAAATGTATTGATGATCCCATCTTCCAATTTGGAATCCACCTCAACGAGTCTTTTAAGTGCATCACCCAAAGAATTTAGGGCGTTAATATACATATTTTTAACTTTGGAGAATCTAGCATCACCTAGTTCCGCTTCACCGGCATAGTCTTTAAATTTGGCCACCAGACTTTTGACAGTTTTAGCAGAGGCAACGTCCAACAACATAGCTCTTAAAACATCAGGGTTACGGTTATCATGAGAAGCCAGATCAAAAACAATTTTCTTGAAAGTATCAAGACTAATTTCGGTGGCCCTTTTGAGAAGATTGTCCACTGAAGCGTTTTCATTCAAATTCATAAAATTTGTGATGATAGCTTTAGCAGCTGGATTGTGTGTGAAATAATTATGCATTTCTAGTATATGTTTGTTTTATCCCCTGATTTTTCTTTTGCTTCCATCGCCGTAGCCAGTTTGTTCAACATGGCAGGTAAAGCAGCGTATAAAGTTGCCTGTTTTTTTAAACTGGCAGATTTTTGTGCTACTTCTGTTTGGTTTTTTTCATTTTGGATCTCATCCCGAATCGCCTGTAATTGGTCATTGACCGCTTTTTTTGCATTCACCAAATCGGAATTTATATCCTCGTTGAGTTGAAAATCGTTTAAATTCAAAAGAATTTTAGTCATATCTTCTTGCTAAAGTTATTTTCGTTCTAAGATCTCCTATTTTGTTGGTGTGGTAATTTCTAAGATCCCTGATTTCTTTTCGCATTTGGGCTTCACTCATGCCCTTTCTTTTAGCTTCATCCTCGAATTTTTCTAAATCCAAATCTCTGAGTGCACACATCTCATTTTTAACCCTAGTTAATTCCCGAATCAAATCCCTAGCATCTTCTTTACTCAATTCCTCTGCATATTTTTCAAACTCAGAACCAGAGTAGGACATGATTTTATTTAGAGAATCCTTAGATAATTTTGACTGTCCATAGTATTTCGGAGATTTTTTGGTAGTAGAGGATGAAACAAGAGACGAAGAAGGCAATTTCATGTCGCCATATTTCTTTCTGAAATCTTCATCTTTTTGTTTTGCTATTAAAGCTGCCTGTTTATATTTATCATATAATTCTTCACCCAAATCAGGATCTGTGAGTTTCTTAGCAACATCATATAATCTCTCAGCAATTTCTTTTTCCGCCTCAGTTTTTTTTAAATTCCAATAGGACACCAATTTGGAATCTTTGTCCACAATTTTTTTCACCTTTTCTTCTAGCTCCATCACGGAAGAGTTCTTTTTACTGAGCATAGAATTGAGAAGTCTTTCATTCCTTTCAATCATTCTGTCCAATTTTCTAGATTCGGCTGGGTCGTTAGATATCTGGGCTTTTTGGACCTGTAAAGAATCAATTTCTGTGACAACTTTATCCCACTCTTTGATGTAATCTTCTTCGATCTGCACAATATCTTCCAAATAAGAATCTATCTTGGACAGGGATCCCCCGAAAAAAGAACCAAACCAATTCAAAATATCTTTCATCGATCTACCCTCATTCAGAGAATTATAATGGTCCCACTGTTTAAAATTATAAAGCATCACTTGGATTATTTTAAGGGGTTGGAGCATTGCTCAGCTTATTCAGCATTTCTTGAGCTTCTTTTTTAGCTTGTTCTAGAGCATCTTTCAAATTTTGTATTTCTCCAGCTTCTGCTGAAATCTTTTTAGCTTGTTCATATTCAAATTCCGCCAATTCAATCTCCAATTCAGCCATTTTTGCTTTCATGACTTCCTTTAAGCGAGGGGATTTAGCTCCTTCCCTTCTTAGCAAATCTTTGGCTTTTTCTAAAGCTACGGTTTTGGATTTAATCATAGCTCTATATTCATTCTTCTTGGCTTCGATTTCTTCTTTAATAGAATCAACTGCTTCTGTATTAACCGGGGTTCTACCTCTGATTTCTCGAAGTTTTAACTCCATGGATTTCAAAGTTTTTTTAAGTTCATATTTTGCCTTCAATAAGTCCTTTTCATACTCTAACATATTATCAATGACTGAATTGATTGTTTTTGTTTTTGAAAATGGCATTAGGCTATCGATTGCATTTGCCAAAGAATCCATAAATCCTTCTTGAAGATGTGAATTGTCTGATTTTGATTTAAAATGCGAATCAACGAAATGATTGAAATCTTGTACTTTCGACATGTTCTGAGGTGTATTTTATCTATATATCTTTTCTATTTCAACAAAAAACCCCAGGTCGAAACCCGGGGTTTTTGGTGTTAGCTGGTTAAAATTAAACCAGACCGCCAGCAGGCAAGTTAACATTGAAGCAAAGATACATGGTTTCGGGATGGAAACCAGCCTCTACAAGAGCGTAACGAGACTTAACTGCGATTTTAGGAGACATCGTACCTTCAGAGATTGTCTGAATGGATTCTGCCATCATGTAAGGCATGAATTTGAGACCTGGCTCATCATCACCACCTTTTCTTCCAACGAGGATTCTGGTATCGTTGTACTTCATGTTTTGGTCCACATACACTGTCATACCGGCCAAAGAACCAACTGGGTACAAAGTACCGTTGTTCTGAGTCAAGGTATTAGTGAAAGGAGCAAAGGTGAATTGGCTGATATCTTGCATTGCCGAAGCCAAGTTTGCGTTGGTAACAATGAAGTTAGCAGGACCTCTTCTACCTCTGTTGGCTACTACGTTAGCGGCTGCCAGGATACGAGAGAAAAGTCTTCTCTGTAGAGTTGACAAGTTCTCATAAGTTCCAGAAGCAGGACCTGCAGTACCAGTCATGGTCAAAGCCTGGTCTGTTTTTCCAACATAAGAAGGAATGGTGTAAGAACCAGCGGTTCCACCGATAACCAGATTCAAATTCAAATTTTGACCCTCTACTGTGTTGAAGTCATAACAGTTAGACCAGCCCAAAGCAAAAGCTCTGGCTAGAATGTGCTTGTTGATAGCCTGAGAAACCTCATTGACCAGTGCGTTCTCAATCATCGAAATGACATCGATACCGAACTGCTTATTGAGGTCTTGAATTTGCTCCGTGGTGACGGAAGCAGCTACTTGGAAAGTGTCGGCTTCTACAAACTTTGTGAAAGTCGAAAGACCCATCAAGTTGTAGTAGTTTTCTTCACCTACGCTTCTAAGCATTGGGTTGTACGTCTTGGTACCATCAACGAAAGGCCCCTGCCAGTTTTGGTTGTCGTAGAAACCAGCTCCAGAGAAACCTTGGATGTGATCTTCAAGTGCCTTAACTAGAGAAGCCGAAGCAGTAGTGGTTCCTGCTTGGTTTCCATCTACTCCAGTACCAACTTTGGTAGCACCTCCATTGATAACAGATGCAACAGATTCCCCTGCAGTGATTGCAGTAATTTCGAAGATTGGGAAACCATCGATTCTTGAAAGACCAACAAACTTAGTGGTGATATATTCAGCTGCTGAAGAAGCATTGGTGATGAAATAAGTTGTACCTACTACGAAACTATCAGGATATCCTGCAGCATAGGAAGTAATTTGCAGCTTAATCATAGCAGGAGCTGCGGCCAAGGCATCGGCTGCAGTGGTACCTGTAGATTGTGGGCTGAGCTTACCACCAGCATACACATAATCCAAATAGGATAGAACACCGGAAGGACCAGACATTGGAATAACTGGAACGATATCGAAACCTACGGTTTTTGCAGCTACCTGAATAGCCAAAGGCAAAAGCGAAGGAAACTTATCGCCAGATCCTTGCCAAGATTGGCTGTAGAATCCTTGGTTTGGCGCGTAACCACCAACTGAGCCAGCTTGAGTTGAGGCTGGGAAAACAGGAGGTGCAACGGCTCCCATACCGTTGACGACGTTCAAAGACTGGTATGCACCAGCAGACTCGTTGAGGGAGTGATAGTGGCAGTATACAGACAACCACGCTTTTTTGGATGGATCAGTGATACCTGCTTTCTGCTCGATGATAGGCGACCAGGTATCGAAGATCTCAGCTTCATTAATTAGTTTCATTTTTTTAGAATTTTTTTTGGTTTTTTTAGAATTTGCCTTCTAGCGACTTAGCCACCCAACTTAGGTAATCATTGTTGTAAGGAGTTGGGGTCTGAGTGTTAGAGGCCTCTGAGAAATTTTCATTCTCTTGCAGTTTTT